ACCGTGATGGTCGCAGCGCCTGTGGTCGTGTGCGACTGCACGTTCTGAGACATGAACCAGCGAGCCCCACCGAGCATCCCGATCTCGCCCTTCGAGAGCGAACCGGCACCACCTCGCATCGAAGCATCCTGGACGGCCCGCAAGCCGAGCGCGTTCGTCTCAGCAGCAGTGTCGAGAATGACGAAGCGATCGTCGGGAGGAGCGAGCGTGTCGTTCATCAACTTCCTGGCGTTGTTGAAATCGCTCAGGTCGTTGGCGAACGGCGTCGTCCCCGCGGTCCCCGTGTAGTTGTAGACGCCGCCGGTGGCGTTGATGCGACCGTGGAGGTACTGGTCGATCGTGTTCGCGATCGACTTCGCGGCCTCGGTCAACTGGTCCGGGATGATGCCCCGTTGCAGTTGCGCGATGGCCTTGTCCTCCATCGCAAACGGCGCCTCCTTCCATTGGTCGAGCGTGATGCTCACCGATGTTGGAGTCACCGCCGTGACGGCAGGCGGAACAACGTCGCTCGTGATCGAGCGGGTGGTGACGGCAGCGGGGATGGAAACCTTCACCACCTCGCCGACCTTGGCTCCGCGAACTTCTTGCTCGTAGTCGCGGTTGACCAGCCTAGACAGGACGCAGTTCTCGCGAAGGGCCTTCATGCCCATCGCCACTCCGACCTGGAGAATATTCGTATCTACTAGCGTCCCGGCCATGATGCGGAACTCCTATGAACAGCGCGGCGCTGAGCGCCACTAGAAACTGGTCTGGGAATCCCCACCGGGGTCGTGCGTCCGTGCACCGCACGTCGCGCCGGCTTAGACAATCGCGCCCTCCGGGCGCCGCGTCCCTGTCCTCACCGAGGAGCAAGTCGCGTTGTCTAACTGCCGGTATTGCTAGCCTGTTGCGTCGTTCACCGGGACTACCTTGCCCGCGACAATATCGTCGATATTGCGACCCAACTCAAACGGGTCCGGGTTCCGTAGCTCCCTGGCTCCTGCTGCGGTCTTGTTACCGGGCGTCCTCGCCTCGGCACCACCACCGCCCGACTTCTTAAAAGCGAAGTCGTACTGCTGCGTAGCCGTCTCCATCCACTCGGCAACGCCGAGAGGCTCACCAGGATTCAGCCTGCTGAACTGCTGGCCCGATGCAATCACCGAGCCGTCCCTTACCTCGAAAGCCTGCCCAGCTTGGGACAGGATAAAGTCCATCGCTTCAGGGATCACGCCCGCAGTGTTGGCGAACTTAGCCACGGACTCACGCATGGTCGATGTGTCTGCCCTGGCCTGTGCCTGCTCGCGTGCGGCCTTCTCGGTGTCGAGCGCCTCCTTTAAGGGAGCGACCACTCGGTCGAGTGCGGCGGCGACCTTGTCGTCCACCAGTTGGCTCACATCGCTGCCCTTCTTCACGCCTGCGCCCTCCAATTCGGTGAGCTGCGCCTGGATCTGCCTGTGCTTGGCTGGGTCAATGTCCTTGAACTCGGCCAGCTTGGCCTCTATCGCAGATAGGTCGCTTACCTCGGACAGTCCGACGATCGAGGCGGCGTGCTTGAGCAGCGCCACGTTGCGGTCGCGGAACTCCACGACCTTGCCCTGAGATGCGGCGAAGTCGGCGGCGGTGGCGAAGCCTGTCGGCGTGCCTTCGATGTTCAGGTGATATTCCCCATCGCGCTCGACGTACTCTTCACGCTGGGCGTCGGGGATCTCATCGACTGTGGCGTAGCTGGCTTTCACACGCGGTCCTCTTCGGGGCCTGAAAAAAACACCTTCGTCCCAGAGACTCTAGGTGGTCGGGGGGCGGTTAGCAACAGCCTCCGCTCCGGTAGGGTACATGCGTGCCGCTTGCTCGGGAGAGATGCCCGAACTAACCGCTATCTGGTAGCACTCGATCGAAGCTCTCCGGTCGGCTTCTTCGTCGTCGAACTCGGCGTGAAAACTGGAGTCGTGACGCTCCCCGTTGGGGGCCTCGAAGAAGCCCTCGTTGCTGCGGTACTGCTGGGGTGCGGGGAGCCCGTCAGGCGTGTCGATCTTGGTGGGCTCGAACTGGAGAGGGATCTCGTCAGCCATCAGCTCCTCCCCTTGTTCACGTAGGCCCAGAAGCGCTCCATCTGGTCAGGGTCGCTGAGGTCCAGCACGCCGTCCCACGAAGAGTCGAGCATGAAGAATTGCCCGAGCTTCATCGTCAGCTCCTTGCGCTTCTTGTCGGGGTCGTTCTTCTCGTACCACATCATCTGCATCGGCTGTTCGAGGCTGGCGAGCATGTAGGCGGCTTCTTCGAGGTCGATGGACCCGCTGTCCACGCCGTCGACGATCTTCTGCAGTGCCTCGCGTGCGGCGGTGATGTCGGCCAGGGAGTTGAGTGATCCACGATCGTGCTGGGTCAGCGTGTTCTCCGCGTAGTTGACCATGCTGTCCCAGGTGCCCTGGCCGTCCGGCTTGAATCCGTACTTCGCCCACCCGTAGCCACCAACGTCGAGGTTGCAGTTCAGCGTCGCTCGATCGAGCCCGAGCTGTTCGTACATCTCGATCTGCCTGGTCAGCAGGGTCTTGGTAATGCCCCTGCCCCGGAGCTGCGCGTTCGTGTCGCTGGCTTGAGGGAGGATGGACAGGTAGCTGTGGTAGGCGTTGCCTCCGCCGCTGTTGCCGACCGTCGTCCAGCGGCTGGCGTAGCCGATGGCATTGGACGACAGCGTGTGGTCGTAGAGCCCGCCGTCAAAGTGGATCTTGATGGAGCCGCCTCGGTCCTCCAGCTCCAGGGTCGGCGCTCTGCCGGCGGTTGTGTCTCCGAGCGTCATGCCGTCGGCGAGCATCCCCTCCAGCCACTCCTTCGGTCCCATCCCCATCTGGTCGTAGGGCCAGTCGTCGAGGTCGCCACTGTCTATGCGGTCCTCGACCCACAGCCGCATCTCCTGCAGGGACTCCTCGTGAGCCCGCCGCGCCTGGTCGGGGTCCGGGAGCTTCACGTCGCCTGACGCAGAGGTGGGGATAGGGATGGAGCCGCTGCCGGCGGCTGGTGGAGCGGCGGGAGTGTGCGCGGCGCGGAGCTGCGCCTGGCGGCGGCGGTGCTCTTCGTCGCGGCGGGCCTCGTTGCGGGCGTTCCGGCGCTCCTGCACCCCTTCCTCTCTGGCGAGCGTGTTGCCTCGGACCTTTTCGATCTTGCGAGCGCTGCTGAGTTTCCTGTCGGTGATGATCGTGGTGCATCTGCAATTCGGGTGAGCCGGCGGAACCGACCCCGAGGGGAACACGTCGTTTACTCCGACCACGATCCCGTCCAGCTCTGAGCAGATCGGACAGAGTCGGTCGTCGTTGGTGACCATCCACGCCATGCGCACATCGTCCGGCAGGAACCCCTGAAGCTTGGCCGTCCTGTAAGACTCCCGTCGTCCGTTGTTCAGCGCGGTCATCGTCTCCGTGCGAGCGATCATCGTGGCCCGTTGGCGGATCTTCTTCTTCTGGAGCCGGCGGAGGACCCTGTCCACCGCCAAGATGGTGAGCGGCGGATCATGTTCTAGCAGCATGTCCTTGACTCTCATGTAGGAACCGAGCTGCGGCATGTTCATCCCCACGACCTGGCGCAGCTCACGAGCCAGGTCCTGCCAGGTGCCGATACTTCCTCCTTCCATCTCGTCCCTGGTCTTGAGAGTCGCCACCACCTGAGCGCGAATAATTTCCCGGTGGATGTCCTCTAGGTTGACGTTGCCCTCCGCCATACTCCCGACATGCCCGAACGACCCGATCCTGGCGTCGATAAAGGACGTGCTCGTGATCTTGCTCGCGGCGAACATCTCGGCAGCATGGACCGCCTCCGGCACCGTGCCGTCGAACCTGTACGTGAGCAGGCCCTGCTGGAAGAGTCCCAGCACTTCCTGCGCCGTTCTCGGGTCGGCGATCTCGCCTCTCGGTTTTGATATATTTCGAGGGTTCTCGGAGTACAGGAAGTCGAACGGGTTCGGCTCCTCTCCGGGCTCCTCGCCAGGCGCGAGCGGCTTCTGGCCGAACGGGCTCCCCTTCAGCGGCTTGAGGCCACGGTCGTAGCGAAGCCGGTGGAAGTACAGCTCCATTGACTCGTTTTCGAGGCGAGTCAGGTCCGTCGTCAGTGTGTCACGGTCGCCGGTGACAGTCGGCAGTACGCTGACGCCGCCGGCTGGTGTCCGTGACGGGATGACATGCTCAAACGGACTAGCCACGACCGCGAGCCGTCTTCCTCAACATCCTCTCGAACTCGTGGTTGATCTGCCTGGCCCCGATCTTCCCGCCCTCCAGGAAGGCGTCCTTCGCGATCTTGGCGACGGGCACCAACGGGTCATCGAACACCTTCCACTCGTCGAGCAACCCCATCACCATCCCGACGTTGCCCGTCTCCAGGGCATCGGCCAGCTTGTTGATCTTGACGCGGTCCTGCATCTTGCCCACCGCCTTCTCGTAGGCACGGGCCATGCGTGGCTGGATCTTGTCAGCCTTGCGGAGCATTCGACGCTGGTCGACGGTCGGGCGCACGCTAGTTCTCGATCACCGCTGTCTCGTCCGAGTTGATGCGGTGCTTCTCCTCCTCGGGAGTCCACCCTGGAGCGTAGGCATCGCCTCGCTGCATGGCCCGGAACATCGTCTCGAAGCTCGCGGCCCCGGACTGCCATGCAAACACCCATGCCTGGAGTGCCTGAGGTGTCATCTGCTGGGTGAAAAAGTCCTTGTTCAACTCCGCGCTCGCGTCAGCCTCTGATGGCATCTTGTCGGTGCCTACCCACCAAGTGTGCCACCGGAGCATCTGAGTGATCGCCAGTTCTATGCTCGTGGCAACGGAGCGCAGCGTGGCATGGTCGCCTGCGTGGCGCATCGCGACAGCCGTGGCCGTCTCCACGCCCCTTGAGTCCTGGGACTCCAGCAGCCTAGCTCCGAGCGTCGCCATCATCTGGCGCTTGTCCATCTCGGCAGTTTGCAGGGCACCGAGCCCCTGCCCGGTAAACTCCAACATGTCGGCCCTGCCGCCTGGCTCCAGAATCCACGCCTCGGACGACCCGATGCGGAGCGGGGTGGTGTCGTCGGACGACAGGCCCGACACCCACGGGGTAGGCAGCGCGGTGTAATGGCGTCCGTGCTCCAGGTCAGCCATCGTGCGGTAGTGGCTGAGGTTGACGTCGACGAGGTCGATCAGCGGTGGCCGTTTGGGGCAGTCGTCGATCCCGGTCGGCCCAACTATCCCCATCGGTATGAAGGACATTTTTTCGCCACGGCGCATCGGAGTTCGCGTCTGGCCTTGGAGCACCCACTCTCCTGAGTCTGCTTGCCGGTAGGTGTCCTGCCGGTAGAACTCCGCCCCGGACGAGTCGTGCTCGCCTTCGTCAGCGTGCAGGTACAGCACGCGGTACTGCTCGACTTCGTCGAACATGAACGGGTCATCCTCCTTGGGCTCCTCGACATACTCCCGCAACACGACGCGGCACAGTACGTCGCCGCCGTCGATCCGCTTGGTCCTCGTCGAGATAATGTCCTCGGCCTGGTAGCCAACCCAGTACGGGCGCGGTGGCCCGCTCGTGCCGTCGGCGCCCTCCCCCGCCTCTGTCATCTCCATGAGCGTCCCGTAGCGGCCCGTGATGAACACCTCGCGGGCGAGTTTACTGGCGAACGCTGAGGCGGAGTCGCCGCTCATCGTGACGTCTTCGAGGTGACCGAGGCTCTCGATCGCCTTGGCGTCAAACTCGGGCTCACGGTTGAAGATGGCCCCGACCAGCCCGTCCACCGTTCGCCCGGTGGCGTTGTAAAACATAGCGCGCTGCAGGTAGTCGTCGTACTCGACAGGCGTCCCCTCATGGGAGTCGAGCGGGGGAAGGAAGCGGGTGCCGCCGGCTTTCACATCGTCAGAACCACCATACGCCGCACGGCAGCGCGTCCACTTCTTGATCATTGAGCTGTAGTACGCGGTCGGCGTGTTTACGGGCACTTTTCGTGCGATTCTCCTCTGCGCGTAGTCGTGGAGTTCATGGTAGTGCGTTGGCTCCGAGCATAAGCCCACCATACAACTCATCTGCGGGAGGGTCGCCGGCTTCTGCGATGCCTCCCTCATATTGCCATCGCTCACGCCTTTTGCGTACTGCTTCCAGGCAATGCACTCCACCGGCCTTGTAGTCACGGCACACTTGCGGGCGGTCCTCGTAGATAGAGCAGCGGCCTGCGGTGTCGAGTGCAGAGCACTGAGCCGGAAACTCGATCCATCCGTTCTCGACGCTGATCGCGTGGAGGCGGACCCAGTGGCGAACGTCCGCCGTGGGCACCCTCAAGTCGATGTCCCGGAGGTAGAACGTCTCGCAACAGGCCCCTTCGCAGGATTGGCAATTCACAGCAGCGCCCACTGGATGATGGCGTTGCCGACCAGGCCAAGCACCACGAGCGTGAGCCAGAACGTCTCGCGGAGTCGGCGCTTGTTGTGCTTGAACAGGTCCCGGATGGTCGCCCGGTTAGCCTCCGACGTATCGCTCATATGGCTCATCACTCGGAGGTGCGTGCTGCGGACGTACTCG